TCTCTGTAGTTTGAGCTTCTTGAGTGCTTTGTGAGTTTGTTTCTTGTTGTTCTGCTTGTTCTTCTAATGAAGGATTATTTTCTTCAGTAGACATTTCTACTTTATCAACCATTTATTTCTCCTTATTCGGGTTGTTGTGTTAATGCTTCTCCTAATGCTTGAGGAGGTATGTTACCTGCAATTTTCTCACCTGCGTTTAACAATGCTGATTGTTGTTGCTCATCCATCATAGCTTGTTGTTGAGCTTGTGCTTCAGCTTGTAAATCTTCTTCAGTTCTAATTAATCCTTTGGTTTCTATACCATCGGCTGTTGCTAATCTTTTTATAGCTTCAGTTACATTTACATATTTACCAATAGCTTCAGCACCTAATGTACCAGCTAATGTTTGTAAAAATGCAATTAATTTATTTCTGTCTGTGGTTCTACCTAAAGCTTCTATTCCAGTAATAACTTTTGGAAATACAATTCCTTTAGGTAGTTGAGGTAATTTTTTAGTTTTATTTAATATTGATAATTTTCTTTTAACAAAAGGTAATTGAAATTCTTGTGATAAAATTCCATAAATACCACCAAGACTATCTTGCAATTCTTGAGCTGTCATTCTTACTTCTTCTGCTGTAGTTCTTTCACTATCTCTAACAACTGAAGCATTTAATAAAAATGCGTATGATAATCTTTGTTCAATTTTAGCCATTGTCTCTTGAGCAACTCTAAAATCTGGAAACTTACCTACTTGTAATACTGATACATCTGTAGCATTACCTTCAATAATTCCACCATTTTCACTTTCAGCTAATGCTTTAGCTCTAGTAGTTCCATTAGGAGCCACCATAAATAATGTTTTTGCAGATGCAGATGAACCTTCTACAATAGCTTTTGTAAGACCTTCTAATGATATTAGGTCTCCTAAATATTCTTCAACATAACTTCTTCCATAGCTTTCACTATCAACTCTAATCATTCTTAATGGAATATATGGAGAGTTATCTAAATTATATTCACCATGACTTTCTGGAATATCAATTCCTTTTACTTCTTGATGAACTATAAACTTATTTTCTTTTCTTTTGACACATGTGTATAAATCACAAGTACCATCTGTTTTATAATCTTTATGTTGGGATTGTAATAATTCATTAATATGTTCTGGTAATGCTGAATAATGAATACTTTCTTTAGTAATTATTTCTAACACATTACCCATTGGGTCTCTTTGAATTACATAATGAGATAATGGGAATACTCTTAAACCTTCTTTGCTTACAAATAATAAAACATTTCCACCTACAATAAGATGTTTCAATGCTTCAAATACAGCAACTCTATCATTAGACATTTCAACATCATCCATGACAGCTTTCTCAATTTGAACTAATCCACTATCTATTTGTGTTCTTAAATTCTCATCTTCTTCAATTTCTTTAACTGCAAATGTATCTATGCCTAGTCTAAAGAATGGAGCATTGGGTGGTAATAATGATAATAATAATTTAGATGATAGATTATTGACACCTCTAGCTCCGATACCTTGATAGGTAGTCTGAAATTCTTCTGAATATGTTGAACCACTTTCTGGTATAAGTGTAGGTATAGTTAATTCACTGCAATCTCTTGCTCTTTCAAGATAGATTTCTCGCTCTTGTGATTTAGAATTGTATCTACTTTCTAAAGTGTCAGCTTGGTTCATTGAACCACTTGGATATTTTTCCATTGATTTATAGTCCACCAATAATTGGTATTCTTAAATTCGATGACCCTGTTCTCTTCCTGTCAGCAGATGTAGCAGTATTTCTACTTCTGCCACTACCATCTGAATAACCTGCTGGTCTAGCACTACCTTGAGTATTTTGCGTTACTGGTGGTGGAGCTACTGGAGCTGGCTCTGGCATAGGTGGAGGACTAGGTGCTTTGAATGAACACATATTAATTTTTCTCCATAATGTTTTCTGATTGCTCTTTTTGTTTTTGATGTAAGAACCTAACAACACTTCGTTGTCCAATTCTAAAATACATTTCCTTTGGCTCCATATTTATTTCTGGAGTTTTTTCTGGAAATAATTCGTCTAATGCTTCTAATAGTTCATTAGTTATAACTGGTAGTTTTTGTTGTTTTGGTTGCATATATCTAAAGTGTCCTTTTATCGACTATGAATAGTCTCTATCTAAAATCATATTTAAGTAATGAATGGCTTTTTTAATGTCTTCTTCTTTACCTTTATGCTTGTGTCTACAAATGTATTTAATGGCATTACCTTCAGCAAATGGAAGATTGTTTTCATTAATAAAGTATGCTGGTTGTACCTTCATTTTAGAATAATGATTGCCACCTTCTTGGTACTTTAAGCTTTCAAATATATCTTTATTAGTCATCTTTTGTTTCTGTTTTGATACCATTGTTCCCATCGTCTTTTTTCTCTGTCTTTTTTAATATCTAACAATAATGAAATTAATCCTGCTGTAAGTGCTCCAACTACAATTAATAAAATATCTCTAATTATATCTTCCATAATATTGGCTCCTTTGTTTTATTGTTCCAATCAGATGCTCTTAAAATTCTAGCTAATCTTGCTTGAGTTAGCGCATAGTCTTCATCTAATTTCTGTCTTTTGTATTCAGCTAAAACTGCTTCCCACATTTCTGGTAAGTCTTTTTTATTTGCTAAAACTCTTGAAGCTTTAACACCTCCAATTGTTGGACATCCTCCAAACCCATCAGTTAAATCTCCAACTAATGTTTGATACATAAAATTATAATTAGCTGTTTTTTCATCAACTACTTCAGTGCTGTCATCATGAATAAAATGATGAATACCTGGAATAGTTCTCATATCTTTATCGCCAGATAAAACTACAACCTTATCTTTATTCTCTGGCTTGGTTGCTAATATTCCACATACATCATCACCTTCTAAATTAGGTAATGAAACACACTCATAATTTTCTTTTAAGTATTCCTTAAGAGGTTTTACTATAATTGGTTTTCTAACTTTTTTTCTGTGTGATTTATATTTTGGATAAATGTCATGTCTAAAGTTAGTCTTATGGTCTTCAGCTATAATTATTTTATCACAATTTAATTTTGATTTATAATTTTCTAATGTTGTATCAACTACTTTTTTTCCAAGTTTAGCATCTGCATGTAAAGTCCACATATCATCTTCCCATTGTGTAGGCTCTTCTAATGCTGAAGCTATTCTGTAAACAAACAAAGAACCATCTACTATTAAAGTTCTTTTGCTTTGGTCTATTTTTCTAATCATTATATTTTTATCCTTTTCAATTTAATTATATTTTGTGTAGGTATGCAGGTTGTGTTTCCACATTCACTTATGGAACCATCGTCATTAAAACTTAAGTCACCTATAAATGTATGTGAGTTGTTTTCTTTAGAGACTAACCAACCTGTAGTAATACAAATACTTGGTATGCTCTTTTTAATACTTTCTAAATTTTCCCAAGTAGAACTAGAGTTCGTATCAATCCAATAAGCTAAAAAGAAATTGTATGGAAAATTTTTTCTATTTAGTTTTGGTATCTTTGGTTTTAATTTCAACTTTCCTCCATAAATTTAAAAATTCTGACATTGGAATTAGGACACACCTGGATTGATAATTGTCTCCAAGCATCCTTATGATTTGTGATTTTCTTTTTTTATTTTCTGTAATAAAAATTTTAACTATCTGTTTTAAATTCTTAACTGGTACAAGCCATTGGCCTACGCACACATCTTGATTAAACATAAATCTGTGTACCCAGTATTTTGCTTTGGTTGTTCTTAATCCACTAGGTTTTCCTTTAAATGCAAGCTCAATACAAATGTTTCCAGACTTCTGCCAAAAACCAAATTCTGATTTAACCTCGAATTTATCCTTACTTAATCCTAATATTTGAGCCAACGAGTGTTCGGATTTTACTCCTCTCGCTAAATCAAAATCGAAATCTTTATTGTTGTTAAACATGATTATATTTTGTAAAACCTTTTTGTTGTTGATTGCCCTCATGGTGAAATTGGTAGACACAAAGGACTTAAATTAATTTGAGTGCTCCAGGTGAAAACCTGGAAGTAGAACCTTTTAAATTCGGTGAAAGCTTTAAAATGCTAATACCGAGCCAAGACACAGTGATGTGTAAGGTGTAGAGACTAGACAGAAGGAAGCTTAACTGCTTAAGGTATAGTCCAGACTACAAAACGAAAGTGTAGCGAAAGCTATAGTGGTACGAAAATCCTTGCCCTTTTGGGAGTGACAGTTCGAGTCTGTCTGAGGGCACCAACAACTAATGAGTATTAGCCCAGTTATTTCCTATTTTATATTCAGCATCTAAAGGACATCTTAAATTAAAATATGTACCTGCATCTTTAATTGATTGCACAGCAATCTTTCCTACTTCATCAGCGTAATCAGACTTACACTGAAGTTGTAACTCATCATGAACATGAGCAACCATAGTACAGATATTCTTATCATAATTTTTTTCCTTTAATTTTTTATGTAAAATAACTGTAGCCATTTTTATAATTAATGCGCCACAGCTTTGTATCAATAAATTTAAACTTGAATGTTCAGACCTTGGAATTAATTTTCTTTTGTCTAAACCTAATAAATATTTTTTATTTCTTGTTGCAATAATAACATTATCTCTTAATTGTTTTAGTGCAGGCAAAGCTTCAAATATTTTTGCTTTTATTCTTTTTCCTTCTTGGGAACTTTTTCCAACAACTGCACCAAGCCTTGTATCTCCGATACCATAGATGATGCCATAGATGACCCTCTTCGCCAAATCTCTCGTTGGTAAGCCAATCTGTTTTTGATTGTAGGAGTGAATATCCCCATGGAGTAATTGCTTTGTAAAACTTCCTTCATCGAACGCACCGATATAATGAGCAAGACAACGAAGTTCGAGACCACTAGCGTCACAACCAATAAGCTGAAAACCATCAGGAACAGTAAATAAAGACCTACATTCTTTACCATAAGGTACACCAACAGAAGGCGTTTGTGCAACATTAGGTTTTTGGTGAGTGCACCTGCCAGTGTTCGCACCATTTGTGATAACGCTTCCATATATTATTCCATCCCTTTGTAATTTTAGCCAGGCGTTGTTGCCTTCAGCTAGTTGTCCTATTCGTTTTTGTATTAAAAAATGTTCAGCTAATAATTTAGCTTCTGGATAAATTAGTTTTGATAAAACACTTTCATCCACTTTTGGTTTACCATCTGGTGTAAATTCTCTAGGCTTCCAACCTTTATTCATTAACCTATCTGATATGTGGTCTCTTGAATTAGGATTAAAAGTTAATTCTTTATACCTTTTAATTGGTACACCTTTTTTATAACCTAGAGTTTTGTTATCTCTTTTAGGTGTAAAGGTACCAATATATTTTTTCCAATTTGGGAAGGTTGAAACTAAAGATTTCTCTAGCTCCAACCTTCTGTTTGCAAGTGAGGCATACAGCTTCTTTGCAGAAGCCACATCAAAATGAAATCCATGTGCTTCTTGCAGATATATACATCTGGCAAAGTCGTGCTCTAACTTGATTGCTTCAGTAGAGTAATTTTGTTTTTCAATTAATTTGAAAAATTCATAAGTTACTTCTACATCCCTCTCACAATATGTTTGCATAGCTGGTGTCCATACAGAGAAGTCATTCTCTTTTGCATAGTCACCTTTTCTTAAACCTAATCTATAACCCCAACTTTCTAATGAATGTCTTCCTGCTAAATTTAATGGCAGTTCTTTCATTTGAAAGTCTAGTTCTTTTCTATTAGTCCATATCAATCTGCTAACCAGTAAAGTGTCAAACACTTCACCTTCAATTTTATATTCTGGATATAATTTTTCTATGACAGGTAAATCAAATTTTAAAATATTGTGGCCAACTAATAAGCTAGCGCCACTTAAAATATATAAACCTCTACCAATTTTATCTCCATGATATGAGAAGACTTGTTTGGTATCTATATCTTTAATTACAATTGAATGTATTTTGGTTGCATCTGATAAGAAACCATTTGTTTCTAAATCAAATATTACTCTCATAATTTATTGCATCACTTCTATCTTTATATTTAAGATTGTTGGAATTGTTGGAGCTACATTATAAAATGCGTCTTCCAAAATTCTTTTGGTTAATGGTGTATGAACAAATAATATTGGACATACATTTGGATATTTCAAAACTAAATGAATTAATTTTAAAATCTTTTTTAATGTTGAATACATATAGATTTTGTCATCCTCTTCTAGGCGCTCAAAATCTGTATCCTGTTCTATAAATTCTTTCAGGACATCATCTATTTGTTTCTCTTTAGGCATCTGTAAAATCACCTTCAGATAATCTTCCAGTTTGTCTGTTATAATGTAATGCACATGCAACCCCTGTATCTCCAGAGTATCTATTCTTAAGAACTCTTACTGTTAATAAATCTTGCGTTTCTTCTGATTGTTGATTTCGTTCTAATCCAATACAAATGTCAGTTAGCTGTGCAAGCGCATGGCTACCTCTTAAATGACTTAAAGAAGTTATCGCTCCTTCTTCATGACCAGACTTACTATCAATTCTTTTTAAATGACAAATTAAAATCAAACCAAAGTTTAGTTCTTCAACCAAAGTTCTTAACTTGGTCATTGTATAATCTATTAGTTTTCTCTCATCACCTTCCAGACCAGAGACCACCATATTGATATGGTCTAAAATAATATAATCACAGTCACATCCTCTGACTAAAAATCTAATTTTAGACATTAGGTTTTCACTATCTGTAGAACCAAAGTGTTTATGGAAATATGTTTTACTTTGAATTTTTTCCCAAGAAGCTTTTAAAGTTTCTTTATCAATATTTTTTCTAACTTCTTCTTCATGAATTTTTTGATTTAAGTCTATTGATATTAGACCTCTAATACTTCTAGCTACACTTTCTTCTAGTGCTATGTAGCCAACAGTTTTATCTTTAATAACTAAATCATAGGCTAGTTCCCTAGCTAATTGTGATTTACCTGTACCACTTCCAGCAGTTAATAAAACTATTTCACCTTTTCTAATCCCCTTACAT